CGCGCCAGCACCTGCCTGTGCTACCAGCACGTCAGCAAAGTCTTCTAATGCCTTTGGCGTGTCCAGGTAGTTTACGACAGTACCTTTGTCGACAGCTGCTGGATCAGCTGGTTCTTTAACTTGCATCTTTGCAATATCTTTCGGATCCATTTCCGTATCCTCCTCAGGATTGTTATCAGTTGGTTCTCCCGGCTCTGATTGCTCAGTTTCGTCAGTAGGCTCTGCCTCTGGCACGGCTTCCGGTGCCGCTGGTTCGTCAGTTTTCGTTTCAGGTTCAGGTGCATTTTCGGTAGGCTCCACCGCCTTAGCTGCCTCCGCCTCTGCTTTCGCCTTGATTTGTTCAACCAGGCTCTGCATTGGCTTGGCATCTGCCTGCTTTACGGCCGACATACTGAATGCAAAGTTCATACCCATCGCATTCTGTACGCCCTCGTCTTGCTTTTGCTTCTCTGGTGCTTCAGACACCTCATCGGCAAAACCAAGCTCGACAGCCTTATCGGCAAGCATCCACGTTTCCGCTTCCAGCAGCTCAACGATCTTTTCATCGCTCAGCCCTGTCCGCTTGGCGTAGATAGGCGTGATGCCCTCCTCGATTTTCATCAGCACATCCTTGGCTTTCTCCATGTCATCCACTGTGCCAGCCGCATAGACGGACGGGCGGTGAATCATGATCATTGAGCCTGGCGACATGATAATCTTGTCGCCTGCCATCGCAATTACTGATGCAATCGACGCCGCTAAACCATCAACCCTGACAGTGACATTTCCGTTATGATTCACGAGTGCGTTATAGATTGCCAAGCCTGCGAACACGTCGCCGCCGGGGCTGTTGATAACAACTGTCAATTCGCCCGCATGCTGCTTGAGTTCTTCGCGAAAGAGGTCGGGTGTGACTTCGTCACCCCACCAGGTATCACTCGCGATAGGCCCGTCAAGTATAAGCTCTTGATTGTTCGATAAAACGGAATTGCTCCACTTCCAGAACTTCATGCTTCTTTCCTTGTTAAAGTTAATGCTTCGACTCCTGCTTGCCCGTCCAATTTGAGCGTCTTGCTCTCGTCTTATTTCTAAGACTACAGATTACGATTTATCGAACTCATAACGCACCTGCTCATCTGTCGAGGCGGCGTTTACGATCTTGATGTTATTAACATGTTTGCACTTCGCATTACTGCAACGTACTTGCGCAATCATCTGCGTAACGCCCTTGATGTTCAGGTAGCGTCCGCATTCCTCGCACCGCAAATCCAAATCAGCTAGTTCATCGTCGATGATTCGTCGTTCAGCATTCAAATACGCCTTGACAACGCGGTACTTCGGGTGACACTGTCCGTTCGGGTGTACGTCGTAGCCGTCATTCTGCGCAAAGTTGTTGATGAATATGCCGCCGTCCCTGCCAATGATTGCCTCATTCAGATTCAAAATTGGCTCATCAACTGCCACCCACTTATCGATTAGTGTGGCACAAAACTCACACGGCTTTCCGGTCTCACTTTCCATTGCTTTCTCGATCAGTGTTCCCGTTTGGCTTTGCACTTGCTTCATCGCCTCAACACTCGACAATGCATCAGCTCGTGATATTTCAGTGCGAGCCATTCGCTGCACTCGCCATTCGTCGGTCTTCATAATGCCACGCAGTTTCTCCTCTAGCTCAGATTGTGCCCAGCCATGAGATGCCGCATGATCAAGCACTCGGCGAATTGAGGCAGCCGTATCGTCAGCGTATGAGCGTGCCACGTTTAGTAGATAACCTCGGTAAGCTTCCTGTGTTGAGGCTGCCACCACAAAGCCAGTTAACTCAGTAGTAGATACGCCGTTGTCTATCAATAGTTGCTTGCCGTCCTCAAAATAAATCGCACCTTTAACTATCATCAACGCCACGATGATCAGTAGTAGTGCCTCGGCAAATTCGTTTTGCTCGTCGTCCTCTTCAGTGCTGTTTTCGGCCGTCTGGCGAGATTCAGCGATAGCTCGATCAACTTGCTTCTGCATAAACTCAGTCGTTGCGTCATAAATCAGTTGCTCGAAATCATCGAGCGTCTGCGGCTGCTTGTCGGCTGATGCTTTTGGGCTAGTGCCGTTCGCTTCTCCCCAAACCCCCGTGTCGCCAACCTTGCGGCGATCTGGCGCGTCTGCTACTTCGTCACCCTCGTCAACGTCTGGCTTATCGTTCTCAATCTCTGGTGGTTTATATTCGCCCTTACGCAATAGCTTGAAATTATTAGGTAGCTTTAGCGCGTCAATGATGCTCTCGGTACTGTATCCAGCTGCCTCTAATTTCAAGATGCTGTTAATCCGAATATCATCAGCCTCAGCTTGCACTTTGACCTCGTCAACAACTTGCGGAATAGCGAATTCGTAAGTAATGGCTATGCCCATGCCACCAGTGATTCGGTTTAGCTCGTGCGTCAGCTGTGTGTAGTTGCGTAGTAGCAATGGATCAACGACGTTCTCGGCGAATACCTGCTTTGACACCTGCGCGTTGGCGTATGTCGCAGTGTCATCAATGCCTTTCATGATTGCCGAAACGCCAAATGACGTATCAATTCGCCTGTCAACCTGCTTGAATAAGTTCTCGAAGTCAATATCTTTATTTGGTTGCGAGAACGGCACCCATTCAACAGCCGCAGTAGTCGATGGCTTGCCGGTCTTAGAATCAACCGGTCGGTGTGTGTAGGTGACATTGTTATTGCTACCAGCTCCGCGATGAGCGTCCTGCAACATCGCCACGCTTTCTTGGAACGACTGCCGTGTTGGTGCGGTAATAATGAACTGACCAGCTGGCACTGCTCCGTTCTCGAAAAAGCCAGCTTGAAAGTCAGCAATGTAGTCGTCAAGTGTCGCCCACCGGCGTGAGGCTTCAGACGGCGAATACCCAGCGTACAGGTCGTTTGGATCGACACCACCAGGCAATACCAGCACTTCATCTTCAGTAAACGTCTGTGTGCCGACTGTGTATGTTGTCTTGTCGCCAACTCGTTCAACTCGCGGAAACTCCAAGAACGTGAAACCAGCAATATTCTTGCCGCCCTGCCCCATAAAATCACCGCCAGGCTTTGCTACTCCGCCATAGTTGCTCCATACCAAAATATATGTCTTACGTAGCGATAGCGTCGATACGGCTATCTTCTCGGCAAACGCTACAGAGCTGTCAGATTTGTTAGGGTGATACAACGCGTTAATGACTTCGTGTGGCACCTGCTTGCCATTGCCGTCAATAGCAAACGGCCGCACTGTCATATATTTGTTGGCAACCGTGCGAATATTAGGATAAGCCGTCGCGTAACTGCTAGCTCGGTAATGATCGAACATTGATAATCTCTGAAAAGCGGGGTCAACACCACTCACACGTCGCTCACTCCTTAACCCCATGGCTGTTTTAATAATTCCCATCTACTTATTACTCCTATACAGATAAACCGACCAAAATATCAGCTGTACGCCGACAAATACCACCGTGGCGACCTTGCCGCCATAATATAGCCAAATGCAAAATGGCACGCCGATAAACATCAGCAATCCTATCCACGCTTCGATAACAGTGTCCCTGTCTGGCTTTTGAAACTTTAATTTGCGCAAAAAGTCTTTCAATTTCATATAGTCCTCTAACTGTAAATATACGGATTACATAATTCCGCCCCACTCCATCACCACTTCATGCCGCAACTGCATCCAAAATCCCATCAATACCGAATCGAATATGTCAGGCGATTTGCCGAGCCGCTTCTTGATTGATTCCTTAGACTCCAACACAAACACCTTGTCTTTGTACTCGTGGTGGTGCATCTGCGCCTCTTTAATGAACTCATTGAGAAATGGAAAGCTCTCGAGGATTTTCACCTTGCCACTATCCAATCCCATCGCCAGCATATACGCCACCTGTGATCGTAAATTGTTAAACGCCATCAACTCCTGTGAACGCTCGGCATCCTCTCGACTCTTCGGCTCGTCGCCAAATGTCAAAAATGGATCAGGCGCAAAGCCGGACTTAAACACGGCAAACTCAGCACCGCGGTCTTTACCACCATCAATAACACCAACACCGACACCCACGCCGTCGACTGCGATATTCTCGTAGCCAATAGAGAAGTTATCTGAATGCTCAATCAGCCACTCGGCTTGCTTGCCTGTTTCCATCTGCTCGCTTGAATCTTTCGTGATGCTGCCATCAATCAGTGTCAGGTTCTCCCAATCTGCTGCCACGCTACGGTCAACGCCATCACGCGCCACGTCATAGCCGGTCGTCTTACGCCCTGGCTTGTAGCTCTTGACGATCGCCTTGGCGAAAATACTCGAGCGGAATATCGTCTTGCTCTCATCTTGGTATTCCCAGTTATTCTTCAGGTACCGTTCAACCCACCATGTCGGGTTGGTCATCATCGCGTCGATGTCTGATTGCATCTGCCATGAATCCGACAAATCAAACTCGACCACACGAATATTTGGCGGTAGCGGCTCATATTTACCATTCCCGCCGTATTTCCAACGCATGTACACCTCTTTAATGTGCTCAACATCATTTGGATTTAGAGTGATAATGGCGATGCTCGGCTGCCCATTGGTGTTGCGGCGGCCCTTACGGGATCTAGCTGTGGTAAACATCGTCAGAGACAATTCGTCAGCCTCGTCAATATGACTAGCACTGGCATTGATACCTTTAATCTTCTGCCCATTCCTGTCTTTCGTCTCGTCCGCCTCCACAAAGCCAATCTTTGAGCCGTTTGGGAACTTAATTTCATAATCTTGGCCGTTGTATGTGTAGTCCTCACCCTCTTTGAAGTTTTTGCGGTCGAGCATTGTCAGATACGACGGAATTACCGACCGCTTCGCAGTGCTAATATTCTTACGAAACACTGTCCAATACGTCTTCTCGAATGTGTCGCAAATATCGATGCCGACGCTCGCCGCAATGTCTGTCTTGCCAGTACCTACCGCACCAATCAGATAAATAGTATCGACCTCGGGACAGTCGTTAATAATATCGACAACGCTCTGCTGCTTAGGCTTTAATTCTAGCGACATGTGCTATTCACCTTTCGTTTTGCGCGGCTTGATAGTCGAGACAATCTTTGGCGGCTGCTTCTCGCGAACATCGACAGATAGGTCAACATGATCAACTGGCTTGCCAAAAGCTCGGTCGAGCATGTCCTTAATAGCTTTGTTGTCTGGCTTCTGCGTGGCGATAAAATAGTACTTATCATCCACGCCGTCCAGTTCACCATCGAGAAATGCCGCAATAGTCTCAGGATCGGTAACTTGCTCTGCCGGCAGTCGGTTGCCCTTGCGATCAGTTTTTATGACAAACAGCAGCTGCACACCCGTCGCCAGTCGGAACTGTGCTTCATACAGCTTGTCAGCGTTTCTGGTGATTCGATCTAAAATCCGCTGCTTCTCTTTCATGCGGTCGAGAACCTTTTGAGTCTTTTTACCTTTAACTCCACCACTACCCTTTCTAGCACCGCCATGAGTTGATGGTGACGTACGTTTACAACCAGCTATATGGATATCGTAGTTGTCTTGCCGCTTATACTTTCGGCCGCATTTAGGACATGATTTGAAGTCATCTTTCATGGTTATAATTCTAGAGATTGACGCGTAGTTCCTTTGGTATTGACTGCTCGGAAACAGCTGAGATGTGCACGCCGTAACTGTTCGCGATGAGCTGTGCCTGCATGAGAGTCAAGCCCTTGGTGCTTTGTAGCTTACGCAGCATATTCTGATATGGTTTTTTATTTCGGTCTTGCCAAGACTGTAAGAGAATATAGTGCGACAACGGCTTGCATTTTCGCTCGTCGCCAATAATAATTGCTTGTTTCGAAATATAATAAATGGCGACCTGCCCGATCTCTTGACGGCGTCGCCTCGTCTTGTCTTGTTTGTCGATTTTTAGCCATTTGACCATGTTTGTTATCCCTCCTCTACCTCTGAAATATACAGATTAGGCGCTGGCAATCGCGGCCTCCCAACCGCTCAATCTCACCAGCGCCTAGCTATAAAATGCTTTGACTGTTTTATCAAGTAGTCAAGCGTTCCACTTCAGTCATAAACCCCTCAAGTTATTGACTCAATAAACTCAATCGCCGCATCACAGCCCTTACAAACAACAGTCTGAACACCAGCCTCATTGAGCGTTTTAATCCACTGTTTTTGATTTGCCGACGTTACGCCTCCTTTCTTGCGTTTCATTTCGATAGCAACAAGACGATGATTTTTACCATAAACACCGTCACCACTAACAACAGGATTGTCTCCATAATGTATGAACTCCATCGTTGCGTCGCTATAGTCTGCTGGGACTACCACAAATAAGTCTGGCACCCCAGAACTCACGCCGAGTTTCTTATTTTTCGCCTTCTGGCTCCAGCTTCGGGTGTAGGTTTCATTCGGCACGCGAAAGTGCGGATAGCCTTTTAGTCGCAACCACTGCACAAATGCTTCTTGCTCCTGATCCTCGGTTGGATTATCTATGTTTGCGAGATTAGGCATTATTCCCACTCCTCAATTCCAAAATAAATCAACCAGTCTTGCTTGTTTTCTTTGATGGATTTTTCAATGTTGTCATATGTGTCGAAGTAAATAGCTGAAGGATATTGCAGAAAGGCAGTCGCTTCAATCAACAACTCTTTATCATTGTGGTTGTAATAAACTGTCCACTTATTCTGATTGTCATTATTCCAATCTGGCTTAAAGTTTGATGTACGGCGTAGTCTGACTTCGGCTAGTTTACGCTCAAGGGCTTGTTCGGCTTCTGCTTTAGTGTGATAAACATTGCCATTGTCAATATTCAATCCGTCAATGATAGCGTCCGTGTAATTGCGACAGCCAACTTTGCCCCAATAGTCAATGTGCCAATATGTATCACCCCATTTAAGCTTCCAATTGATACTGTCTGTTGGTTCGAACCACTCGTCAAAATTATCGATTTCTCTAACAGGAATTGAATGTCTATGTCCTGATTCACACGCTTTCAAAACCCTTGTGCCATCGATTTTAATTTTCTCTTTGAAGATTGCCCCAGCTTTAACGGTAGGTAAATCTTTTAGTAGTTTATATAATCTCATTTTTCCTCCACTAATTCAGAGTTTTCGTGAATATTACCAGCGACTTCTAGTTGTGTTAATTCAAAGAGAGCCTCAGTTACGCCTGCGCATTCTCCTACAAAGGCGCCCTCTGAAAGCTTGACAGTCCAGTATTCAATAGGCTCGCCTGCGTCATCTACGAGAACGTCGCCTTCGTTGATTTTCGTACCGTTTCTGTCTTTTAATCCTGTATCTTGCTCGATAATATACCGCTTGTTGTCTGAGTCTGGTAGCAGCCGTGTATACCACAAGTCAGAGTCATTCTTGTCGTATATCTCGAAGATAAATACATTACCTCGATTGTCTATAGCCACATCTTCTTCGTTAAGATAAGCCTTTTCTAGGTTGTCCCAGACCCTGAACTTAATATCCCGCATCCCTCAAAAACCCATAATGATTATTTGGTATTTCATTGCCACCAGCTAGGATAAGTAGATGAATAACATCTTTCAGCTCTCTGTTGTCGTGAGCGCTACGAACAGATATCATTGGATTATCATAATGATGATCGTTTTCCTCGATATGCTGCTCGGCGGCTTTGCCAGTAAAGTACATAACCGCGCCATAATCTTTGCCGGCTTCGTTGTTATCTAGGATCGTCCACACCGGCATATTAGTGGATCGATTATCTTGATTAACCAACTCGTCGCTTAAGGCTTTAATGCGCCACAACAGTGCTTCTTCAGCTGGATTTTCTGCTGTAATTTTCATTTAGATTTCCTTCCCATTTTTGTAACATTTCGAGTAGCCCATCTCACCACCAACCGTTTTACAGCGAGCTTTAGTATTCGTGTATTGAACCTCTCGCTCTGACATTTGATCCTCCCAAACAGCAGCCCAGTGCAAAAAGACAATTATTGAAATTATCAGTACAAATACACCTAAGACAATCACTACGTCTTGCGGGTCAGCGTTCTTCATAAACTTCGGACTAATTTTCATTTCTTATGCTCCTCCTCATACCTTTTGATAAAGTTGTCTATATCTTCCCAGACAATACCGTTCGGAGCCTCCTGTTTAATGCGTTTGAAGACTTCGTACTGCTTTGGAACTACCTCAGTCAGATATTTAATTTCTCCATACAGCCTCGCGATTTTCGCAATACGCTGACTGATATTACCATTCACACACCTCTTAGTTTCATCGTAATTATACGGATCCATATGCAAAGACGTGGCACTAACTTCGATTGAGCTTGCATCTTTCAATACGCTTTCTAAACTGCCCTTTTCCAAGATTTCTTCAAGCAGTTCATTTTGTTTTTCAATTGATTTTTTCATCGACTCAAACATTATCGTACTCCTTTACCGCCTTAATTATTTTTTTAATTGACCAATGCCCAGCTACGATTAAGCCAGTGATAAAAATAGCGTGCGGTACTGCTTGTAAAATCCAAACTAATGTTTCCATTTCGTTCCTTTTCCTCAACCTCAGAACTGGGGGCAAGGCGACACCAAAGTGTATATCATTACTGTTAATTACTTTAAGGATTGATGTCGCCTATTAGACAGACGACCCGGGTGGGCAAAATGGTCATCTGTCCAGTTCTACGGTTGATGTTAATGTTCGCCCAGTTTTTCGACATATGGTAGGTCATTAGTCAATGGCTTTTATATATTCATATTCATCTGCGAATCGCTATCAATCCGCTTCTTGCCAGTCACGAGGTAGCGTAAATCAGTCAGATTGCTATCGACGTAATTGTCGGCTAGAATATTGACGAACATCATTGCGTCACGGTTATCCATGATAATAATGCCGCCGTGATTGTCTGACATAAGCGCCAAATCCATTTCCTCGGCGTAATCGACAACTCTCTCCTTACAAGGCAAATGCTCAACGTCCAACTTCATCAACATAGTAGTCAGTGATTTGTTGCGGTCAGCCAACTCTGCGAATGACAATCCCTCAGGCAAGTTCAGTGCAAACTTTTTCATCAAAAGATCAATGACTTGCTTTGTTGCAGCGTCACTTGATGGATCTTGCTTGAACAAATTGACAAACTTTTTAGGGTTAAACGCAAACACTTTTCTGCCGGCGATTAGCACTTGGTTATCGGCTGGTATCTTAAATGCTGCGTCGGCATTAAGCTCGCCAAAGTCACTGCCGCTAACTTGCCACGTGAGACTTCCGCTCAACATCTGCGACCGCTGCAGCTGTTTGGCGATGTAAAAGGTCTTGTCTGGATCTTTTGGGTCGCTAAACCGCGCTACAATACCGTGCATACGCTTCATCTCGTGTTCTTTCTCGTTGAACTCAGCAATATTGTCGTCGCCAAGAAGATAGATGAGCGTGTCGGCACGCTGAATGCTCTCAAGCTCGCTGTACAGCAAAACATTTTCCATTTGATCGTTTGTCGCGTAGTCCCTGACAGACAATCCAACTGCTGCTCCAGTCTCCACAAAATTGATCATGTCGTAAAGAAATAGCGATCGCATTTGGTCTTCTATGGTTGATATTTTCAGTGGCAACACGTATGGCGTAAAGTTTTTATTGAAAATGAACAGGTCAATGAGCAGGTCTTTCTTATGTGCGTCAGCCCAGTTTGCCCACTGGAATATGTCGAATTGGTTATCGTCGATCATTTTTCCCACCAAAATCCTTTCTGCTCAGCCTCAGTCTCAGACGGCTTATCTCCGTCTTCCAAACTACCAGCTGGCTTATTATTTATCTTGACCGCGATGTCTACGCTCCGAACGCCGTGCTCCAGCAGCCATTTTTTAGCTCGCTTAGCACTATCTTCGGTAGCGTAGGTTTTCGCATGCGGTTCGTTTTTCTCGTCGCTCCAGCGAACCGTGAATGTGCAATTCATCAGAGACATTACGTAACCTCCAGTTTCTTGCGCTTGCGGCGTTATTTCTTGCGAAGTGCTTTTTTAGTCATTTGGATACTCTATCGTCAAGGTTGATTCCTTAATGTCTTCCAGGTTCAATTTCTTGCCGCCAAAACTGATTTCGTATACAGTCCATTCCACTTCCATTTTCAGTCTCCAAACCTCTCATACATGCAGTTTTCGTGCATGTCTGGATAGTTTTTTCGCTCAGCGTCAGATTTAATGAGTGCCAAATTGCACATGCTACATCTGCCGTACGGTGCGGTTTTTTCAAATTCAGCTAGCTCGTCATCCTGCTTAGGTCGGCGTTTGCTGATTCGGCCGCAAATCCGAGCTGCCTCCCGATTGAGCGCAAAGCCCGTTTTACTGCCCCTTGACCTCGATCCGCCCTTTCTGCCGATTTCACGGTAGAAATTTGGATTTTTCGCGAGAATTGTTGCGGCAGC